GCCATTCTTGCATGACCATTCATAATCTGTTGTGAGTCATCCATATTTTCAGGAACACCTACACCAAAAAATTGATAAGGGTTTAACTCATAAGGGCATACCATAAAAGGTAATCTTGAAGGAGTAAATGGATTAACTACTAATCTTAAAATGTAACCATTACATACCCATGCATTAATATCTACTTCATTTAATACATCAACATCATCATCGTCTATCTGTAAACCTGCTTCTTCAGCAAGTTCTTTATCCATTTTACCCCAATACTCTAAAACTTCGTATCTATCTTTTTCGTAGTCTGCTTCATTTTCTCTGTCTCTTAATGAACTTTCATAACTACGTTGTTCATAATTTGGACCTGATTGTATAGCATCTTTAATTGCTTCTTTTCTAAAGAAAGGTCTATTAAGTAAATCTCTTAAATTAGATGCACTTAATTTATGTCTTTGTATAACATAATTACAGTCTTCTAAAGATGTAGATTCAGGGTCTTGATAGAAATCCCAACAACTAACTGCTTCTACTTTAGGAACACTTTTAGTTTTAGGATTATAAAATAGTTCATCAGTGTTTTCATCTGTATCCCAACTATGAAGTTTTTTTTCATAATTAAAAGGTCCCTTTAAAATACCTGTACCTAATAATACCATTTCAAAAATAATATGTCTCATAGCAGTTGTAGCTGAAGATTCATCTAATTGGTCATGAATCATCTGTTCCATATTTTCTGCAGCCTCTCTTGCAGGTTCAAGTTGAGGCATTGTTTTTAAATCAGGTGCTGGACCATCTTCAAAAGGTAAAGAGCCATACTCTTCTTTTAGACCACCTAAAATATCATTGATGGTTGTACCGGGTTTAATTTCTTTACCATCTCCCGGAAATCCATAAGGACTCTCGGGTTCAGCCATATCAGTTTTACTTTCAGGTTTTAAATGTGCATATTTAGAAACTCCACTAGGTATTACTGTAGGTTCTATGCCTACTGGAAATTTACCTTGAGAAAATAATACTTCAATAATTTGACCATAAGCAGCTAAGACTTTAGTTTTTGTAATTTTTACAAATACTTTAGATTTTTCATTTTCTCTAAATGCTAAATCTGGACCATAAATTCCTCTATAGTTTCTGTAGGCTCTTAACCATCTTTTTTCATCAAATAATCTATTATCTTCAGACTTTTGAAATTTATCTCTTATTAATGCACTTAAACCATAAAGTTCACCTTCTTCTTCTTCAAGATGTTCTATAGCGTCAGTACTAGTGTCTATGTCGTCTTTACTTACCATTAAAAAATATTACTTAGAGTTCGCCTTGTGAATACTTCTTAAGTAATGATTTATCTAAAGATACTTTACCTGTTTTAGGATATTCTACGTTTACTCCACCCTCATATGCATCTTTTGGAAAAGCACCACCTTGGGTTAAAAGACTATCTTTAACAGCAACGTCATTAGCTGTAGATAATTCTCCTTGTTTGTAAGTTTTACCTAACTCAGATTTAATGTCCATTGACATTTTACTTTTTGTCATCATTTTTATGTTCCTCCTGAACTTTGCTTTGTATAAAGCTTATTAACCACGGATTGTCTACGAATACAGTCGTAATCCCATTTGATAATGTGTTTACGATGTTTTCTTCCTTATCACTTAGTTCTTCTGCTAATCCCCATTGATACACTATTCCGTGAAGTATTTCATGTATTAAAGTATTAGCTTGTGATATGGCATCTTCTTCAGAAGATACTGAAATAATACCTTCTTTATAAAGAAACTGTCCTACAGACTCTGTTTGAGTATTCCAAACTCTGTCATTAACTTCTAGCTTATAATTTTTATAACCTATTTTAATATTTTTAATTTTTTTAATATCCAAAACTTTTATCTACTGGTCTAAATTTTGTTTCTCTTGATAAAGGAGAATGATTTTGAAGACTGTGAGGATGAGTGGGTCTACTCATACAACCATATCTTAAAGCATCATAGGCATGGTCTTCTGCTTTAGTATCCACATCTTCACTATTATTTTTATCTAACGGTAAAGCAGGTAAAGTTCTAATTAAATTAGTACAATTATTTAAAACATATAATGAAGGCTCTTCTGTGTCTCCATTTACTTTTAACCTTTTGTGAATTTCTATTTTCCCATTAACACGACTTCTAGGACTTCTATCTGAGGGTCTCCACCTACATCCTTCTTTAATCATTGTTTCAGCTATACTAGGACCAATATCTCCTCTGTTAGCCCAAGTAGATGAATCAAGAATTCCATAACGAATGTACTCACCGTTTTCTAATTCTAAAACTTTTTGTGCAAATTCATCTGCAGTAATACGTTGCGTATATAACTCTCTGTATACATACATGGTATTATCATGGTCTACTGCAAACCATAAGCAACAAGCAGGTGAACTATATCCCCAGTCGGCTGCTCTAAATCTCATCCAGTTATTAGGTATATCAAAATTATCTAATATATGAATATTTTTACTAAACTCAGGAAAACTAGAATCTTCAAATGCATCCCAATCACCTTCTAAAAATTGTTTTCTTTGTATTTCAGGTAAAGATGATAGCATAATCATGTAGTCATCTGTTTGCATTAAATAAGGATTATCCTGTAACTTAGCAGGAATAAATCTTCTTGTTATAATTTTTTCTCCTACCATTGTAGGAACTTTTACATCAAAAGATGCATTAGGTTCACCGGGGTCAACAAACATTTTCTTAACCCAATGAGAACCCACGTTTCCGGGGTTACCTGTTGCCCTAATATAAACTGGTATTTCAGGGTCAACACTACGAAGAGATGAGCGAAGAAAATTATATATATCTTCGCTCGGATATTGCGGTAACTCATCTATTCCAATCCAAGTATATGACTGTCCTTGGTAACGTAGTACATCTGTCAAATTTTCCGCATATCCAAACTCTATTCTAGCACCTGATGGAAATCTCCATTCTTTTTCTTGCTCTCTCCACTTAGCACCGGGATAAGCTTTAGGATAAAGATTAAGAGAATGATTTATAATATCTCTTAGTTCAGGCATTGTACGTCTAATAAATAGACCTCTATGTGCTGCTTTGTGACAAAATCTTAATGGGTCAATTAATAACGCATAAGATTTACCACCACCTCTAGCCCCTCCGTAGAATACTTCTCTTTCAGGTGCTGCTAAAAATTCTGTTTGTGGTCCTTCGTTTGGTTCAAAGATAACTTCTCTATCTTGAATAACTTTTTGTATACTAGGTGTAGTATCTTCAATATCTTTTGTTTCTAAAACTGTTGATACTTTTCCTTCTAAAGCATTATCAATATCTTTAAGTTTTTCTTTTTTTGTATGATATTTATTCTGTTCGTTTTTGTATTGGTCTCTTGCTTTAGCTAGTTGCTTATAAGAATTATGTAGGGCTTCTGTTGCTGATTTTTTAGCTTTGGCAACTGAATCTGAAATTTTTGGAGATGCTACTTTTCTTTTTCTACCTTTTAATTTAGGCTTAGGTGGTTCTACCAACCTCGTAGCATTATCTTCCGTAATCCCATGCCCGTCACTTTTCTGTTTGTCTTTCTCATTAACCATTCTGCAACTTCCTTATACGAGCAATTTTGTAAATATTTCTCTGCTTCTTTTAAAGCGTCTAATTCTTCTTCTATAGGAACTAGAGTATTTTCATCAATATCATCAACTTTATAACCAAAAGGTATAACTCTTGCTTTACGTCTTCTTGATTGATAATTACTTTGTTGTTCCTGTTGTTCCATCTTTAGGAGGCAATATAAATATTCCTGTAGCTTGTTTTATATTCATATCTATTCTTTCTCTTTTAGAAACTCCCACTCTATCTAAAATTTGTTTAGCTGCTTCCATTCTAATATTGACTCCGGGTGTAGAACCATCTTCGTCTAAGGCATTTATCATGCCTAATGCAGCTTTAGGAGAATGAGCAGCTAATACTTCTTCTGCTCTATTGATAATTTCGTCTTTTAGATTTCTAACTAGTTCAGGGTAGTATGATTCAGAGTATCCTGCAATTTCTGCAGCTTGTCTAGCATTTCCACTAGCTTCTCCAAATAAAGCGACTAGAAAAGACTTTTGTTGTTCTGATAATTCTGTTTTTTTAGGTTTATCTATATTAAACATTATACGCACCTAATTCTCTATTATACACACGATTGAAGTAGTTGTAAATAAAAATATGCATTATGCTACTCCTTTTTTGTGTTTTTGTGATTTAGGAGGAGATTTTTTACTTCCACCCTTACCTGCCCAAAATAATTTATTTGCCCAATAAGCAGCACTTCCTTTACCCCTTGCAATATTTGCACCATGCCTAGCTTTAAAAGATGCTCTAGCTTCAGGAGAGTAATTATGACCCATTTTTTGGTCACCAAAGCGAATAATCTTTATACTTCCACCTTCTCTTACAGCAACAATGCCTTTTTTAGTAGGGTGGCTAGGAGTTCGCTTTGGTTTATTAAGACCTGATAAACCATATTTCTTAAGTTTATTCTTGTCTGATTCGGATAATCCTGACATATACTAGTTAAATTTTTGGTTTTTAACTTTGTTTTTAATTATATTAAAAGATTTTTGATAGGACTCACCCATTCCAAAATTCTTTTTTCTAGTATTTAACTCATCCTTAAGTCTTTTCTTTTGCATACTTGTAATATTGAGAGCATCAATCTGACTAGATAATTTTCTAGCATTAGATTTTAAATCCCCAATATTATTACCTGTAAAAGATATATTTGCCCCAAAGGTACCACTTCCTTTAGGCTTAGATTTTTTGTCTTTAAAACCTGATGGTGCTGACCTTACTTGTTTACTGTCTAGCATATCATCTAAGCTATATGCATTATTTTTTTGCATATTTTGTTTATTCTTTAAATCTTTATTAGATAATATTGTATTAGTAGATGTATTAGTTTTTTTTCCTCTACCCCCGGCACCTGAAGTATTCTTTGTTCTTGTCCCACCTTTAGGTAAAAAACTTAAAGCTGTTCCTACTACAGAAGTACCTATAACTGCTTTAGTTAATGGAGTTGTTTTAGTTTTTGTAGTAGTATTATTTACTCTATTTAACATATTTTTGTCTTTTTCAGTTAGCTTAGTTTCTTTTTTAATTTTCTTTTTGGGTGTTGTATTCTTTTTGGGTGTTGTAGTAGCATCTTTATTTCTTGTGTTAAAGTTTTTAGTGCCTTCTTTTTTCTTTAATTCCTCATCAAAAGAATCTTTTTTCTTAGTTTTTTTACGAGGGTTTTTATTAACTGTTATTTTCTTTTTAGGTGTTGTATTTTTACTACCACCTAATCTTTTAGTAGCATTACTTCCTTTGATAATTTTATCTTTTCCTGTCTTTACTGTATTCTTTCCTGTAACAATTATTTTATTGTCTTTAATATATTTTTTACCTTTTGCTATTAACTTAGGTCCGTACTTCTTTATAGCCTTTTGTAAACCTTTAGTAGCTATGAATCTAGCTACTGTAGGTATAGCTGCAACTAATATTATTGCCATTATTTTTTTCCTCCGTTTTTATTCCTTTTAAAGGAACGATTTTTAGTTTTATTTACTACACGTAAATTATCCTTTTTGTTATTTTTAGGATTACCATCCTTGTGGTCAACATCTTTACCACTTCCCTTTTTAACTTTGCCTTCTTTTTGTAATTTACGTCTAGCCTTGTCACGGGAAACTCTTTTTTCTATCTGCTCTTCTTTACCTTGATAGTTTTTATATTCTTTTTTAT